ATAATGTCCGATACCCGAGTTAATGCCCTTGCAGATTTGCTTGGGCTGTTTTATATTGCACAAACAGGTATTGTAGCTGCGTACATGGGTGCAACTGCATACATGGCAGGTAAGCCAATGGGTAATAAGATAGCAATGAAAAAGGATATGAGATGAGTTTTACACTAAGCCAAAGATCAATAGATAGACTTGAGGGTGTCCATCCAGATATGACAGCAGTAGTTGAGCGTGCTATTCAACTAACAGAGGTAGATTTTGGAGTCACACAAGGTGTGCGTACTTTAGAAGAACAAAAAGCTAATGTAGCTGCAGGACGATCACAAACAATGGCAAGTAAACATTTATTGCAAGACGATGGGTTTAGCCATGCAGTAGATGTAGTAGCGTATGTAGGTCCAGATGTATCATGGGAACTAAATCTTTATGACGATATATGTGATGCCTTTAAACAAGCAGCCGAAGAAGTAGGCTGCGCTATTAAATGGGGAGCAGCATGGAGTGAAGGTGACATCCGTACATACGAAGGTACATCAGAGGACGCTATGATGGCATATGTAGATTTGCGTAGATCACAAGGACGTAGACCTTTTATTGATGCACCTCACTTTGAGTTGATGTAATGAGATGGTTAATACTTTGTTTATTGCTTTCTGGTTGTGGTATTATGTCTTGGCTACCCTTTGGTGGATCCACTGGGCCAACAGTCAATAGTAATGCACAAATAGGTGCAGAGAATAGACAAGCAGTATTATCTGTAGAACAAACAGAAGAAGTTACAGCAGGTAGAGATGTAATAACCACAGAAGTTTTAAAAGAAGTAGAAACAGGTATGGTTGAAAAACTAAATATTCAAAACATACCACCTTGGGTAATGATACTTCTTTTATTAGGGTGGTTATTACCTACACCTACAGAAATGGGCAGAGGCATGTTTAACTTTGTACTATTATTATTTGGAAGACAGAAACTATGACACGAGCACTGACAGAAAAACAACAAAAGCTATTAGCTGTACTGTTTGACGAAGCAGGTGGAGATATTGTAACTGCAAAGAAACTTGCAGGATACTCTGATGCTACATCATCTGCTGAAGTAGTAAAGTCTCTTAAAGAAGAAATACTAGACGCAACGCAGACTTACATGGCACGTAATGCACCTAAAGCTGCAATGTCTATGGTAAATGCATTGTACGATCCTACAGAGTTAGGTATTCGTGATAAGATGCAAGCTGCCAAAGAACTACTTGATCGCACTGGTCTAGTAAAAACAGAAAAGATGCAAGTAGAAGCAAAAGGTGGTGTAATGCTAATGCCACCTAAACAAATGGATGACGATGACTAAACCTCTACAGAAGTGGAAGTTACCCCAACCAACCGACATAAAAGAAGACAACGAATGGATTGCTATTCCACGTATATCAAGAACAATACCATTCGGATATGAAATAGATAAGGATGATCCTGATATACTTCAACCTGTTGAACACGAACTTGACATGCTTGAAGAGGCAAAGAAATATCTAAAACAATATTCATATCGTGAGGTTGCCAATTGGCTATCTAGAAATACAGGTAGATCTATATCTCACGTAGGACTCAAGAAACGGTTGGATAATGAGCGAAGAAGAAAAAACAAAGTTGGAAGCCTACGCAGATGGGCAGACTATGCGAAAAAGGCAATCGCCAAAGCGGAAGAAATTGAAAACAAGCGCCTCGGTGCAAAAGCCTACGAAGAAGAAAGCTACCCCAAAGCCAGTTAGTATCGTTGAGGAGATTCCTGTTGAGGAACAACACAACGTTATTTTTAAACCTAATGAAGGTCCACAAACAGACTTTCTAGCTGCAGGTGAACGAGAGGTCTTATATGGCGGCTCGGCAGGTGGGGGCAAGTCGTATGCAATGTTAGCAGATCCTCTAAGGTATATGGGTCATCCTGCATTTTCAGGTTTGTTATTACGGCATACAACAGAAGAACTTAGGGAACTTATATTTAAATCACAGGAAATGTACCCTAAGATTTGGAAGGGTATCAAGTGGTCTGAACGAAAGATGCAGTGGACTGCGCCCTCTGGAGCGAGGTTGTGGATGTCCTACCTAGACAGGGAAGATGACGTCCTGCGCTACCAAGGTCTAGCGTTTAGTTGGATAGGCTTTGACGAGTTGACTCAATGGCCCTCACCATTCGCATGGAACTACATGCGCTCTCGTCTACGGTCCACTGCACCCGATCTGCCAGTGTATATGAGAGCTACCACTAACCCAGGAGGTAGAGGGCATCACTGGGTAAAGAAAATGTTTATTGATCCTGCCCCCCACAATAAACCTTTTGAAGCAACAGATATAGAAACAGGAGAAGTTTTAAGATATCCTGCAGGTCACGAAAAAGCAGGTAAGGCATTATTTAAACGTAGGTTTATACCTGCACGACTATCTGACAATCCATATTTATCTACACAGGGTGACTATGAAGCAATGCTACTGTCACTACCAGAACAACAACGTAGACAATTATTAGACGGTGATTGGGATATTAAAGAAGGTGCAGCTTTTACAGAGTTTGATAGAAGCATACATGTAGTTGAACCATTTAATATTCCTAGTAACTGGGTAAAGTTTAGAGCATGTGATTATGGATATGGCTCTCATAGTGCGGTTATTTGGTTTGCTGTTGCCCCTAATGAGCAACTTATTGTATATAGAGAACTATACGTTAGTAAAGTATTAGCAACAGATTTAGCTGATATGGTTCTCGATTTAGAAGCAGAAGATGGTAATATAAAGTATGGAGTACTGGATAGCTCTTTATGGCATAAGCGTGGCGATACAGGTCCAAGCCTTGCGGAGCAAATGATTATAAGGGGTTGTAGATGGAGGCCCTCTGATAGATCAAGAGGATCAAGAGTATCAGGAAAAAATGAAATACATAGACGTTTACAGGTAGATGAATTTACCGAAGAACCTAGATTAGTATTTTTTGAAAACTGTACAAATACTATTGCTCAACTACCTGCAATACCTTTAGATAAAAAGAATCCAGAAGATGTTGACACAAATGCAGAAGACCACTTGTATGATGCTTTAAGATATGGTATAATGTCAAGACCTCGTTTTAGTGTATTTGATTATGATCCTATGGGTAGACCCTCAACAGGTATGAGAGTGGCAGATACAACGTTTGGATATTAAGGAAAAATAAATGGCAGAAGATAATGAAGTATTTATTGAGGATGACGCAGTAGTTCTTGATGATACAGAAAATTCTACAGAAGAAGATAAAGATACAGATAATATAATTCCATTTGTTATGCAACGGTTTAATCGTGCAGAAGATTATCGTAAACAAGATGAAGAACGTTGGCTAAGAGCCTACCGTAATTATCGTGGTATATATGGGCCTGATGTACAATTTACAGAGGCAGAAAAATCTCGTGTATTTATTAAGGTAACTAAAACAAAAACATTAGCTGCATACGGACAAATTGTAGATGTACTATTTGCAAAAAATAATTTTCCATTAACAGTTGATCCCACAGAACTTCCAGAAGGTGTAGTTGAAAATGTCTCTTTTGATCCTGCTTTGCCTAAAGAATTACGAGAAGATGAAAAGAAAGATCCAACATCACCATATGGTTTTAAAGGTGACGGTAGAGAGATACCTAAAGGTGCTACGGCTAAAACGTTAGAAGAATTATTAAACCCAGAGTTAGTTGAAAAATTAGACTCGATTGAGGGAGTTAAAGAAGGTGTTGGTAGTACACCTACAGCTATTACATTTAGTCCTGCTATGATAGCAGCAAAGAAAATGCAAAAGAAAATACAAGATCAACTTGATGAGTCTTCTGCATCTAAACATTTACGTAGTACCGCATTTGAAATGGCATTGTTTGGTACTGGCGTAATGAAAGGACCATTTGCTGTAGACAAAGAATATCCTAGTTGGGATGACGAAACAGGTGAGTACTCTCCTACATTTAAAACTGTACCACAAGTATCACATGTATCTGTATGGAATTTTTATCCTGATCCTGATGCAAATAATATAGATGAAGCCCAGTATGTAATAGAACGACATAAATTATCTCGTTCACAAATGCGTAATTTAAAAAAGCGTCCATACTTTCGTTCAACAGTAATTGATGAAGCGATTGCTCTTGGGGAAAATTACAGCAAAGAATACTGGGAAAATGATTTAGCAGATTACGCACCTGAATATGGTGTAGAAAGATTTGAGGTATTTGAGTATTGGGGTATGTGTGATGTAGACATGCTACAAGAACAAGGCGTAGACATACCAAAAGAATTAACAAAAATGGATGAACTACAAGCAAACATATGGATTTGCAATGGTAAACTTTTACGTATGGTTCTTAATCCATTTAAACCTGCTAAAATACCTTACATGGCAGCACCCTATGAATTAAACCCATACTCATTTTTTGGTATAGGTATTGCAGAAAATATGGAAGATACTCAACTTCTAATGAACGGCTTTATGAGAATGGCTGTAGATAATGCTGTGCTATCTGGTAATTTATTAATAGAGGTAGATGAAACTAATTTAGTTCCAGGTCAAGATCTATCAGTATATCCAGGGAAGATATTTAGAAGACAAGGTGGTGCTCCAGGGCAAGCTATCTTTGGAACTAAGTTTCCAAATGTCGCAGGTGAAAACTTACAGCTATTTGACAAGGCACGAGTATTAGCTGATGAATCTACAGGCTTTCCTTCTTTTGCTCATGGACAAACAGGTGTTATGGGTGTAGGTAGAACTGCCAGTGGTATTAGTATGCTAATGGGTGCAGCTAGTGGCACAATAAAAAATGTTATTAAAAATGTAGACGATTATTTATTACGCCCATTAGGAGAAGGGCTGTTTCAATTTAATATGCAATTTGACTTTGATCCTGAGATTAAAGGTGATCTAGAAGTTAAGGCACGTGGAACAGAATCTCTTATGGCTAACGAAGTACGTAGCCAAAGGCTTATGCAATTTTTGCAAGTGTCTTCCAACCCTGCGCTTGCACCATTTGCTAAGTTTCAATATATTATTCGTGAAATTGCAAAGTCTCTTGATCTTGATCCCGACAAGGTTACTAACAATATGAATGACGCTGTTATACAAGCTGAACTTATGAAACAGTTTCAACAAGAACAACAGGTAGAACAAGGTGCTCCTGCAGGTGCAAACCCAATGGACACATCGGGAGCAGGTGGTGGAAACATAGGCGTAGGCCAAGCACCAACACCGCAAGAACAAGGATTTAGTGGAAATGCAGGACAGGGAGCACCTCAACAAGCTCAAGGGGTTGGTCAACAACCACTCTCAGTGGGATAACTTTGAGAAGTATTTAGATACTTTAATAAACAATCAACACAGAATAATGGAACAAACAGAAGATGCCGTTGCTTTACATAGAGCACAAGGTGCAATATATCAGTTACGTAGACTTAAACTATTAAGAGATGAGGTACTAAAAAATGCTTGAAGAACAAATGGAAATGTTTAATGAAGGTGGTTTAAAAGATCAGGGTGGCACTGTAGATCCTGATTCTGGTAATGACGTGCCTATTGGTTCTACTAAAAAAGAAGTACGTGACGATATACCTGCTATGTTAAGTGAAGGTGAATTTGTTTTACCTGCAGATGTTGTACGTTATATAGGTTTAGAAAATCTAATGCGTTTAAGACAAGATGCTAAAATGGGTCTTAAACAAATGGAAGCTATGGGTCAGATGGGTAATAGTGATGAAGCTACACTTCCTGATGATGTGCCGTTTGGACCTACAGATATTATTATATTAGGTAAACCTGAAGAGGATGAGTTAAGAGAAATGAATCAAGGTGGTATGGCTACAGGAATAGGTGGATATCAACCTTCTGTATTTCAAGGTCAAACACCAATGACTGCAGGTTTTACACCTCCTAGTACAGTAGCACCACCAACTCCTACACCTGCTCCTACAGGAGGATTCATACCGTCTTTTGTATATAATGAAGCTATTCCTACTACAGTGTCTGGTACACCTGTTACTACACCTACTGTGCAACTTACTGGTGAAGGTGTTACTACAAATGTACAAACAACACCTACTGAAGATAAATTTGTTCCAACAGCAGAAGATCAATATTATGGTATACAATATATAAATGAAGCTACAGGAGAAATAAAAACCTTTTACTTTTTTAAAGGCAACCCTGTTTCGCCTATTCCTGATGGTTTTGTACCATATACTCCACCTACAGATGATACTACCGACTTTGGGCCTGTTATTAAAACTGATACAACTACAGATACTACAACGGATACGAGTGTAGATACTACTAGTGTAAGAGGAGATGATCTTAGTGGCACTAAAAAACGTTTAGAGGACATGGTAAGAGATCAAGGTGGTAATAGATTAAGTCAAATAAGAAAAGATTTTGCCGAGGGGAATAAAGCAAAGGCAGAAAAAGATCTTGTAAGTTTATATTTACAAAATGAAAAAACAAAATCTTTGATGACAGGTTTAGGATTACTTAATCCTGCTGCTCTTGTAGGAAGAGGTTTTACTCAGTTATATGGTAAACAATTAGAAAAATTAATGACAGAACAAGGAATTGAGATTCCTGAAATAGATGCAGGTTTTTTTGAAAATCTAAAAGGTGCAGTATCTGATATTACTGGAACAGGCGAAGCTCAACCAGAAGTATACAATCCTTTATATGATCCTTCAGACTCTCCATTAACTACAGTATCAGATGCTAAAAATATGCTAACAAGCAATGAAGCAAGAGCATATGACAATGCAGTTAAAACTGGTAACGCAAGAGTTGCAGAACACTATGAGATAATTAATAATAGATTAAATAAAATGTCATTAGCTACAAAAATGGCAGGTGGCGATAAAGAAAAATTAAGAGCCGAAGGTTTAAAAATGGGATTGTCTAAGTTTGATATTGAACAAGCTCAAAAGATGTTTGATAGTGCAGGTAATAAAAAAGGTTTAGCTGATAAAGGTTTAGCTAAGAAAAATTTGGATACACAAACTAAATCAGCATTTTCTGATGATACTGTATTTGATATTGGACCTGCTAAATCAAGAGAATCTTTTGGTCAGGTAGATATATCTTCTAGTGATCCTGCAGGATTCCCAAATATGGAACAGATAGATTTAAGTGGAATGGGTGCAGGTGCTGCTCAACCATCAGTATCTACTGATTTACAAACAGGTAATATGCTAACTGGAAAAGTAGGATCATTTAAAGATTCAGAAAAAGATATTGAAGCTCAAGTAAAAGCTGCAAAAGAAAGAAGAAAGAAACGAGGAACAAGCACAAAAGAAAGAGCAAAAGCTCTATCACAAGCAAGAAAAAGTAAAGGTGCATTTGCTAAACGTAAAGCAAAAGTAGGAGATAAAGGCAGAGCGTTTGGTGGAAGATAGTGTGTAAGGTTTAATGGATTGACCTACACATAATATAATAATCCATATTTGACTAGCTACCCATCCCCCATCCAACATGGCTACGGTGGCCCTAGAAAGAAAGAAATATAATGAATACAACTGTTATGGCAGGAGAAGTAACTACTCCTAAAAAAGTTGCGTTTGCAGGTAGAAAAAATGCTAACTCAAGTAGAATAGAACAAGATGAAAAAGAACTACAAGAGTTAATGCAAACTGAAGAAAAGGTTGATGAAGAAAAAGAAAAAGAACCAGAGGTAGAGGCACAAGAAGCTGAACCAGTTAACGCAGAAGAAAAAAGTTTTAAAAAACGTTATGGTGATTTACGTAGACATCAACAAAGTAAAGAAAAAGAATACGAAGAAAGAATTAAAAAGTTAGAACAACAACTAGTTGAATCTACTAAGAGTGAGATTAAGTTACCAAAGTCTGATGAAGACATCGAAGCTTGGGCAAAACAATATCCTGATGTAGCTGCTATTGTAGAAACCATTGCAATTAAAAAAGCACTTGAGCAATCAGAAGGTCTTGAGGAAACAAAAAAAGAAATAGATGAATTAAAAGCTACGGCTGCACGAGAAAGAGCAGAAGTAGAACTTATGAAAATTCATCCTGACTTTGGTGAAATAAGAGATAGTGATGACTTTCATAACTGGGCTGAAGAACAGCCCAAGTGGGTACAAGAAGCTCTTTACGAAAATGATACAGATGCTCGTTCTGCAAGTCGTGCAATTGACTTATATAAAGCAGACATGAACATTACATCGAAAAAACCAGAGAGCAATAAAGACGCTGCACGATCAGTAGATAGTCGCAGTAGTCGTGATGAACCTAAAGTAGATGATAGAGAAGGTACATTCACAGAGTCACAAGTTGCAAAAATGACAACGCAACAATACGAAAAAGCTTCCGATCAAATTATGGAAGCTATAAGAACTGGCAAATTTATTTATGATATGTCTGGTTCTGCCCGATAATATACCATTGACAAATAAAAATAATATGGTATAACTATAGGTATGATTATTACTAGCCGCATTTAAGCCTACCTAGTAATAAATTATATCATTCGATAGACTAAACAATACGTAAGACTTACCTGTTCAAGTATAGGCCCATAAAATTATCGGTAGGCCAACTGATAATAATATGCACCCTAGAAAACGTACAGCCTCTATGTGATAATGTTTAGCTTGTAATTAAGCCTAAACTTTATAGGAGGAACTATTATGGCTTTTAGATCAGCAGCAGGTTACGGCAATTTACCTAATGGTAATTTCTCGCCAGTAATCTACTCCAAACAGGTACAACTTGCATTTCGCAAAGCTACCGTAGTAGGAGATGTAACTAACTCTGATTATTTTGGGGAGATTTCTGCCCAAGGTGATACAGTGAAAATTATCAAAGAACCTGAAATTTCTGTGAGTGAGTATGCTCGTGGAACACAGGTTAATGCACAAGACCTTGACGATGAGGATTTTTCACTCGTTATTGATAAAGCAAACTATTATGCTTTTAAAATGGACGATATAGAAGAAGCTCATAGTCATGTAAACTTTATGGACCTTGCAAGCAATCGTGCTGCGTATCGTCTATCTGATCAATATGACCAAGAGGTACTTGGTTATATGGCAGGTTTTAAACAGTCATCTTTACACTCAGTAGCTGATACAGCAAATGACCAAGTAAATGGTACAAAAGCTGTAACAACTGCAGGTTCAGATGAACTGCTTACAAGCATGAAGATACGTAAAGATTCATTTGGTAACATTACAACGTCATCAGCAGGGGATCATTCAATCCCAGTAACTGCACGTATGCCTGGAGCTACATCACTTCCAACTGCAACTGTTTCACCTGCAATGGTTGTTGCAAGAATGAAGAGATTGCTTGATCAACAACAAGTTGATACACAAGGTAGATGGCTTGTAGTTGACCCAGTGTTTATGGAAATCCTATCAGATGAAGACTCCAGATTTATGAATGGAGACTACGGTGAGTCTGGTGGACTACGTAATGGTCTTGTAATCAACAACTTTCATGGCTTCCGTTTGTATGTGTCATCAAACCTACCTGCTGTAGGTACTGGTCCAGGTACATCAGGAACAGCAAACCAAAACTCAAACTTTGGTGTGATTGTTGGTGGACATGAATCTGCTGTAGCAACTGCAGAGCAGATTAATAAGACAGAAACATATCGTGACCCTGACAGCTTTGCTGACATTGTTCGTGGTATGCATCTATACGGCAGAAAGATTCTTCGACCAGAAGCAATCGTTACTGCTAAATACAACGCAGCGTAAGGAGGGATTAAGATATGGCTACTTTTGACATGACCTCAAAAGCTACTGTTGGTGTCGATTCTGACAGCATTGCAGCAGCTACCTCACGCTACCAAGCAATGGGAATGTACATGCGTGAAGCACGTCTTGACATTGCTAAAATGGTAGAAGACGGATATTCCTGTACGAATGGGGATATCTTTCAGCTTCTAGAAATACCTGCTAATACATTAGTATTGTTTGCAGGTGCTGAAGTTGAGACTGCTTTTAATGGTACATCTCCAACTGTAGATATTGATTTTGCAGCAGGTGACGATATCGTTGACGGTGGTGACGTTAGTTCTACAGGTTTCTTAGCAGGTGGAACAAACGGACAAACTATGGTGGTAAACACTGCAGCAGCAGATACGTTTACAGCACACGTAACATCTACAGACACAATTGACGTTAAGTTGATTGCTTCATCTGCAGACGTTACTGAGGGTATCCTACGTCTTATTGCATGTTGCATAGACACAGGCCCAAGAGGTGGACGAGCACCAACTGAAGTAGATCGTGATCTACTTGCATAAAACTTTAGGGGCTGACTTCGGTTGGCCCCTTCACTACATTTAAGGACATAACATGGCTTTGACATTTCTTTCATTAACTAATGATGTAATTACACGTATGAATGAGGTAACACTTACTTCAACTACTTTTGCTAATGCTAGGGGTGTTCAGGTACAGTGTCAAAACGCTGTTAATGAAGCCATCAGATATATAAATCAAAGAGAGTTTGGTTACTCTTTTAATCACGCACAGAACACATCTACACTAACTCCAGGTGTATGTAGATATACTGCACCTACAGATGCTAAATCAATCGACTATGCTACTGCTAGAATTAAAAAAGATAGTGATGTTAGTGCAGCAGGAAATAATTTAGTAATTCTTAATTATAATGAATACATAGAAAAAGGTTATCCTAATGAAGAGGACGATGTTGCAACAACAACTATCAATGCAACAGATGGATTGTCTGCAGCCGTGACAACAATAACTGTTGCATCTACAACAGACTTTAGTGCAACAGGAACTTTACATATAGGTGGAGAACAAATAACTTATACAGGTATATCAGGTAATGATTTCACAGGATGTACAAGAGGTGCAAATAGCACTACAGCAGCAGCAATATCAAATGGCACTACCGTAACACAATTTGACGGTGGTGGTATTCCTAGAAACATAGTTAGAACACCAGATAATAATTATTTATTATATCCTTATCCTGATAAACAATATACACTTATTTTTGACTACTTTACATTTGCATCTGATTTATCAGCACATGGAGACACCACAACTATTCCAGATAGATTTGCGCCTGTAATTGTAGATGGGGCTGCTGCTTTTGTTTATCAGTATCGGGGTGAAACAGCACAGTATCAATTAAACTTTGCTAGATTTGAACAGGGTATTAAAAATATGCAAAGCTTACTCATTAATAAATATGAGTATGTGCGATCTACAGTTATTATTGCTCCTAGAGGTTCTGCTAACTTTATGGGTGGAGTTGTTTCATAATGCCAGATCTATCTCAAGCACAACCTGCAGCATTTAACTGTGAGGGTGGCTTAGTTTTAAACCGTTCTACTTTCTTAATGCAACCAGGAGAAGCATTAGAGTTAGAAAACTTTGAGCCTGATATTGAGGGTGGCTACAGAAGAATAAATGGTTTTCGTAAATACGTAAATCAACAAGTACCTCAAACATCTGACTCTAGTGAAAAAATATTGATGGTTGCTAACTTTGCAGACAAAGTAATAGCAGCTAGAGGTGAGAAGATATTTAGTTCTGCATCTACTGAACTTGCAGTTAAAATTGTCTCTACCACAGGTATGACAGGTTCTGGAACTATAACTGTGGACTCTACAACAGGATTTTCTTCTAGTGGAACGTTACAGATTAATGATGAGTTGTTTACTTATACTGGTGTTACCTCTACTACTTTTACAGGTGTAACTCGTGCTGCCACAAGTACAACTGCTGCTAATCATGCGCTTGATGATGTAGTATCAGAGTCTTGGACTGAAAGAGATACTGG